AAGAATTTTATCGTCATCTTCTTGGAGAAGATAACCAGGGGTATCTCCTGTCTTTAAAGCAATAACACCATTGGTCACAAAATCAATTCTTGTCTCTATCATTTCAGCAGCAGCAACAGATACAGCGACATTAGTCACGCAACATTCAGCTTCGTAGTAGACATTATTTCTTGCGTTAGTTCCATCTTTGTGAATGTAAAAAATTCCACTAAAATCTGCACCTTGCTGAGTTCTTATAATTAACTGAGCCAAATAAAAAGGAAATTCTGCATCTGCACCGTACTGATTACATCGATTTCCTGTTCCATAATTATGTTCCCAAATACAGTTCATAGAACCTTGACCACTAATTAAACCCGCTTCGTATTGACTCTTAAACTCATCTCCAACAGAAGTTAAATCAACCTGTTCTCTGCTAGTCGTCATTTCAAAATCTTTTACATTTGCTACATGACGAAACAATTCATTTCTTGTTTGAAGTAGTACATCTTTTGCACTACTTGGAGCTACAAGCGTTTTTGCATTAGCAGTTAAACCTTCAATTGCTAAAGGAAAAGAATCAAATAAACGAATACCTCCTACTGGATCAATATTTACAAACCACTTTCCATCTGGATAATTATGTCCATCAACGAGTTCTAATGTTGAACCGTTAGCAGTTGATATTTCTACTTCATCTCCAGTTATTAACGAACCAGAACTATGGTCAACATTAAACCTCTTCGTAGATGTGTTTACATCTGAAGGATCTAAAACAGTTTGCAGTGGAGATTGAAGAGTGTCTCTTTTGAGAACAATTTCACCACTCTGACCAAAGTAAACACCCATTAAGAACCAGCAGCAGCAGATCCTGTTGCAAGACTATCTTCAATAGGCGCACCATTAGCTTCCCAAGTTATATCAACAGATGACACTTCACCCATAGAAGCACCCATCGTTATTCCAGTTACATAAGTAACAAAAGTAATAAATCTAGGTGTTGCACCATCTAACCATGCAAGCTTCAATTTTATTTCATTACTTGTTGTCTGCTCGCCGTCACCGCCAGCAGTTCCAGAACTTCTTTTGATTGAATTTTGTAAAATATCTTTTACGTTTGAACCACCTGAAGTTGTGTAATAAAAAAGTCTTGCACTTCCTGAGTAACTACGAATACCATCAGTAATAGTTCTGTCAGTGTCTCCCATTGCAGTTGTTTCTAAAACTGCTTGAGTAGAAGAAAAGCTCCAATTTTGAACTTTTGCTGCTTTTGTTGTTGATGTGCCTATGTATAAGGCTCCATCTCTTCCGCTATAAAATCCAGCCACGATACAAATTTTAAAGTTGGTTTAATTCTATATTAATATCATTCCTTAGGCAGAAGGTGAATCGAGACAAGCGACAAAACTACAGCTAACATTACTTCTGCCATTAAAAGTACTTGTAACAACTGGAGGTGCAGCATACCTCCATTTTCCACCGTATAGTTCATTCTGCTCAGTTAATTGTCTAGTCAATGTTTTATCAGTTGCATCAGTATCTTCAAGTCCTGCTATAACACCTCCTGATTTAAAAGTAACGTGATCCCAATCAGAATTAACGTCATAATAATTGCCTAAAATAAGAGCAGCATGATCGTCTGTGATATTTGAAAAACCAAGCGTTAAAGTTGCACCTATAGGCTTATTACCAAAGCGAATATGTGTCTTGGTTCCATCTAATGATTGAAAATCGGTACTTGGGTAAGATCCAGCTTTGTAACTCCTAGAACTTGGCTTTAGTTGAGGAGGGAAGGGAATAGCATTAGTCATAGTCTTCAGTAACCTCAAAACCTAGAATATCTTGATTTAAGCCCCAGTGCTGCATAACAGATAATTGTCCATTGGTTTCAGTTGGAGCAAAACTACCAGAGATTTCTAACAAGCCATCATCACCATAAGCAATAGTTTCACACTTATAGACCTTATTTTCTGTTGTTGTGTTCTTTACAGTAAACAAAGAACCATTAGGGACGGTAGAAAGTGGTCCAGATTTAACACCTTCTGTTCCAGGCTCCCAATAAAAAACAGATTCAGATCCAGCCACGTCGTCTTTACTAACAATTGTTCCATCTTCTAATTTTGCTCCGTTTCTAAAACGACTAGTATGAGTTGCTTCTGAAACTAATCTAAAATAATCTCCAGGGGCTAATCCCTGAACATACTGAGGAGCTGTCTTAAAAGTCAAACCATGATCTATTAAACGTCTTGCTCTAATTGCAAAGAAAGCAAAATACATTGCTTGTGTTTTAGAAGTACAAAAACCAGACAAATCAAAGGTTTCGATAGGATCAGTTTCAGAACCTTCAGGATCTTTTTCTCGAATAATTAAAGACTTGGTTTCTGGAAAACCGTTTATTTTTTCTTCTCTATACAACACAACAGCTTTAAAAGTCTGTCTTTCTTCTGGCATTAAGAAAGAAACCTGTAAGTCATTAATATTACCATCAGTAAAAAGACATCTTATTTCAGGTAAAACAGTTTTATCAATTTCATTATTTGAATTAACAGGAACAGAAGGTTTAAGACTAAATCTACCTCCAATAATTGTAAAATCTAATAAACAATAACCAGCGTGTTCAAATATAAAATCTCTTAAATTTAATTTAGAAGAAATTACACCGTCCCAGAAAAAATTATTTTTTTGACAAAAATCAGCAGAATTTTTCATTGCTCTAAAATCAATAGAGTCAACACCTACAAGTTTTCCAGCCCCTATTTCTGTGCTTGCCAATAATGAATAAGCTATCTCAGGAAATAAATTAGATGACTGATGTGCTGCCCATGTTATAACGTCATTATTATCGATAGACGAATTTAAAAGATCATATACTTTTATTCCTTTTTTAAAATAAGCAGAAAATTGAGTAAAGTTTGTCCACTCTTTTGAACTATTAATCCTTATTCCAGCAAAAGCTAAATCATTATATTTTGCAGGATATTCAACATCATTCTTATCTGTAACTGGTTTAAGTATTTCATTTACATAAACTATTTCGTGATCTGGATCGCTACGGTTACTGTTTTCATCTCCTTCATATACGTTCCAATCAGCTAAAGCATCAAAAGGATTGAAATTTTGTGATGTGCTAGTTGTTATCTGTTGAACTGCTACCAGCAATTGAACTTGAAGGTATCTTTGTGTTCCACCTACATCAGTCCAAGGGATTCTTACTACATCACCGTTTGTATACCCAGACCCTAAATTATCAGGATCTAAAGACCATTCTGCGGAGTAGTAGTACTGACCTGTTTCATACTCTTGCTTTTCAACTTTTAGCTTAACTTTTAAGTCTTGACCTGTTCCGTCTAAAACATCTACAAAGCCATCAAAGTGTACATACTTATTAATTGTTTCTTCCTTACAGATATAACGGTGTTCCTCAACATGGAAATGATGATTATTATCATTTGGATGAAAATGATCCGAAGGACTAGCAACATAATATTTTTTCTGAGAGTCTTCGAACCAAACTTGATCCCAAGCACCATTGTTATTAGCAAAACTAGAATTTGTTAGTTCTACTCCCCCAGGAAGATATAAAGACCATTGATGACCGTGAACAGCCGCCCAACCAGGAGCAGTAACTTCATTCCATAAGACAATTGCATACGATCCATCTGTATGAGTCGTATACTCTTCGTATTGGCAAGACGTTATAGCTCCATTAAATGAGGGATTCTCTACCCAATATGTATGTCCATTATGTCTTGCACTTGTAACTATCCCAATACTAGTAGTTGATGTTGTTCCTAATTTCCACTCAGGATTGCAAGCTTCTGTTTCGCTAATTTCATAACCTTCATTTCCAGAAAATGCAATATCAAAATTTCCAAAAGATGTATTAACAGAAAAATGTGAGGCTTGTGTAGTTGCTGCTCCGTCAGTGTATAACAAATTAAATCTTCTATTGTATAATTTATTCCTAGTTATATAATTGCCTGGATAAGGTTTAAATCTATACTCATATTGTTCTAAAACAGGCT